TCTTCTTTAATCATTTTTTTGATTCGCGTAACTTCTTTTTGTTTGAGTTTGTTTTGTATACCGAGATGGTTCATAACATCGAAATCTTGGGGTGTTAAGGAATAATCTTTGAATTTTGATACGTCACCTTTTTTTGCGTATTCGCGCAAAAGCATGAACTCGTGGTGTAACATCTTTGTATTTGAATTAACTTGTATACTCCTAACCTTTTGTTGACGCATTTTTTGGTTCCCGAACTTTGTCCAGAACTTACCCGGTTTAACTTTATCGGGTTCGAGTTGTTTCGTAAAATACGATTTGGGTATTTTTATCGCGTAAAGTACAAAGTAAGGCATCATTTCCCAATCGCCTTTATACATGTACTCGTCGTACATATCCGCCATACTTAAAGAGTGTGAAACCTTATCCATATTATCGTCGAGTGCATAGGGAAAGTTCTCGGATATTATAGACCAAACGTGACCGTGTTCGTGTATACTATTCGTTATGTTTACCTTTTCGTTCGCGATACACAAAATATCGGTTACGTAATCCTTAGACGATTTGAAAATATCCTTTTCGTGGGGGTAGTCTATGTAGTGGAAAAAGTTGTGTAGATTACCGTTACACATTTTCGCAGATACTAACGCGTTTGGGTGTTTCGGTTTAAGTTTTATAATAGTTTCGGGTTCGCGTTTAGGTATAATCATGGTTACGAAATTGTCCATGAAAAAAACATTTTTGGACGTTACGACGAGTTGTTTCTTCGTAATACTTTTCCCCTCGGCTACGGATTCGATTATATGTTTTAGAACGTGAACATCCGTTTCGTAATCTTCTATTATTGCGTGTTTGTTAGAGTTTCGTATCGTACTAAGAAACAAATCTTTTCTCTGTAACGTATCGTCGTTGATTTCTAAACTATTCGTTTCGTCTAGAACTTGGTTTAAAATGAAACTTTTACCGAACCCCGATGCGCCACACAAAAATACGTTCTTACCTTCGTCGAGATGTTTTTTCAGGTCGGAAACTTCTTTTTCATGGAGGAGCGAAAAACCTGTATTCTTTTTTTGTTTATGTATTGTAACAAAGGCGTCCATGTCCGATAAAAATGAAAGTGGAGAAAGTGATCTCGCTACTCAAGCTTTAGATATTATTATGGAAAATAATACACTTCAGAAACGCGTTTTAGATCCTTTAAAAAGGAAACTTTTCCCTTACTTGATGTGTGTCACAGTCTTTAACCTTGCTCTTTTTCTGATGGTTGCGTATCTTGTGAATCGTCTTTCGGCGATTCTGTAACTACTTCCATGAGTTCAGTTCTTCGTCGAAGTTCTTTCATGAGGTCACCTTTCAGACTTACGAGTCCCTTATCTTTTAAATCCGATATTTCGTTTTTACGTTCCTCGATTCGTTCAATATCGGCTTTAACGGTTTTCTTTGCCGATACTGCGTTGCCTCGTATTTCATCGAGTTCGCGTTTGAGTTCTCTTTTTGCCGTACCTGTTACTGCATCTTTGAGTTTAGTCATGACCGTATTTTCGGCGATGGCTTTAAAAGGCATGATGGGTTGTATGTGCATGATTTCCGGTTTGAAGAACTGGTTATCGTCTGGGAATTCCCTATCGAAATCGTCGATCGTTTTTTTCGGTACGTTTGGTGACTGTTCGATGAGTCTATCGTATTCGTTCCTACAATTCTCAACCATGTTTGTACCGTCTTGTGTTCTTTCACCCAAAGGTAACGTGAGTTCGAGACGGATAGTTCTCGAGAGTTTACCGTATTGTACCGAAGCGACACGGTGACCTTCCATGAGTTCGTTGATTTTTAGAAATTGCATGATTGTCGTTGCAATGGCGGTGATTAAGTTCAAACCACCAATTGCAGACGGTACGTACGGTTGAACCGTAGGTGGAAACGTTTCCTGAGCAAAGTTCGCGGTACCCGTTATCGTACTTAGTATGATGAGAGGTATTGTAAACTTCATACTTAGATTTTTATAAGAACAATAGGCTTGGTAGTGCATGTAACGGTAACATGCGGCGGCTTCGCCCCAGGACTTTAATATTTTCTCCTGTTGTGGATGCCATATTTTCGGGAGTTTCTTTTCTTTGTCCATATTAATAGATATGAACATTATATTCTTCATTCATTTAGTGTTTTTCATAACAATGCTTGTGGTTCCGTTTATGAAAAATCGTCAGAACCTCGAGTTTTATTCTTTACTTGTTCCTTTCATATTTTTCCATTGGTCTGTAAACGACGATACGTGTGCGTTGACCCAGATGGAGATGGCTGTAACCGGTAATAAAAAAGAAGAAACGTTCTTCGGTCGAATTATGGGTCCCATATACAAAATGGACGATACGGAGGCAAACAATTTCTTAAAATCAATTTTGTTCGGTTTATGGTTTATGGTTCAGTTTAGACTTGGTCGAGTAGATCTTTCACCACTTTACCCGCGAAAATAACTTCTTGATACATATAAATGAAAGTTAAGACGAAACAGAGATTATTGTTCGCGGCGCTTTTTATTCTCGTTGCATTGATAGCGTACCAGTTATACAATCCTATAGTCGTTAAGAAACAGGTGCCTGTACCCGTACCAGTTGAAGTTCCAGTCCAGATACCAGTTGAAAAAGAGTATAGAAACCCACCAATCAAAGAGTATAAACCCGGGTATGTTCAACAAATGGGTGTTCTTGTGGGTCCAGACGAAGAAACGTTACCGCTTTTCGGTAAAGAAGTTAGGGGGAGACGTGACAGGTACCATTATTATACGGTAACACCCGGCGAACAAGTATATTCGCTTCCCGTGACACACAATGATCGTGATTGTATGGACGATATTGGATGTCATGAACTTTACGGTAACGAGACTGTTTCTGTTTTAGGACAAACGGGTACGTTCCAGGCTAAATTATACAGAACGGATAACTTTTTTTAATCTTCCTTCTTTTTTGGAACAATGGCTTCATAGGCACAACCTCCTATCGTTATGGTTTGTGAAGACATGCAACAGCATGCACATAACATCAATAATAGTAAAGGTGGAGATTTAATTGGAAACATTGATATAGGTCTATATACAAAAAAGAAACAGCATAAGCAACAACACAAAGTTGAACCTAAACTTATAGGATTACACTGTGATGATGACATTTATATTAAATAAATAAAATAAAATTATATTGGTTAATATAAATGAAGTTTGAAATTCTTAAGGACGAAGCAAAACGCTTGGGTCTTCGCGTGACTAAGAAAGTAAAAGGTAAACGCGTACCTTTATCAGAAAAAGAACTCAAGGCAAAAATCAGACGAAGAAAACCACCTGCGTTAGAAATACAGGTTCGTGAAACGAGAAAACTTTTGCGTACGTGTAGATCTTTGCTCGGTGACGTCGAAAAACGCCAAGTTACTGTAAAAAAAGTACCACCCATTCCACCAGCACCTCCTGTACCCATTCGTCCACAAATAGTACGCTCGGTAAAAGTGAAACGCGATCCTCGTGCAAATTTGATGACGGCTTTGAAAGCGAACCTCGAAAGGCGTGGTATTAGACAAAAGTTAAACCAAATTTCTTAGAAATAATTTTCTTAGCCCCTTCGAGTGTTGGGTAACTCCATAAGAGCCAACGCGACCAAAACCCAGCGGTATAGATACCTGATTTCGTCCAGTTTTCTTTATCGCTTCGTGTGACGTCTAACATGTTTTTGTGAACGAGTTTACGATCGGTTTGTTTTTGAACTATATGAGGAACGTAACCACCGTGGCGTATGACGTACGAACGCATACGTAAAGGATCTTTGTGTTTCGTATAATCCGTGTATCCTTTACCCCCAAAATCTACCGTTTTACCGTTTTCAAACGTGACTCTAAACTTTTTATCAAAACGCGGACTTTTTTTTAAATGAACTCGCATATATTATTACTGGATATAATTTTCGTTTCGTTTTTTTCTTCTATACAAAACAATTCCGAGTGTGAGAGATATAATCCAAGCTTGGAACTGTGTGATTCCGTAAGGCTCTTCAACAGTAAACATTTATTTATTATATTATAACATTTAATGTTTATTTTGTAATCTGACGAGCGTGTAGTGATGGTACAAGTGAACTATCGCGAGTGCGAGTGATATGTACGCACTAGGACTTTTCCTGACCTTTTTGTTTAAGAGTATGAGTAGAGCAACAGTTATAACAACTACGGTTGGTAATGCGAACAAACCTATTTGAACATCGGTCAAACCCAAAAATCGTTTATCTAAAGTTTTTACTTCATCGTTCTTTTCTGGTGCGTAAGATTCTTTTTTATAACCTGGCATTTATTATATTATAAGAAAATGTTCTGGGTACTTGTTCCCATACTTTTAGTATACCACGATTACATTAAAAATCCTATCGATCTTTTATATTTTCAGAAACCTTTGAGACCACTTTTGGGTATGAAAAATGCGATAATAGATTTACTTTTTTACCGAAAGTTTTATGACGTAAACGATTACGACGGTTTGGGTAGAATAAAACTAAATTTTGAAAAGATAGCGAGATCGTATAGAGAGAATAGAAAATCTAAAAAGTACTATTTTCACGAATTGGACTCGTGGTTTCCTGAGTGTAAAAACTATTATTATCACAAACTCGAAGATTTTCCGTTCATAGATTTACTTGTACGAACCATACCTTGTGTGACGAGTGGACATATTTCCGTTATGGAAGGGAAGTACGTTTTACCCGCACATAGAGCAGAGGCGAACGATGAGTTGAGGTACCATTTAACAATAGAGGGTACGAGCGAACTCGAAACCGATTCGGGTTTACACGTACACGAACCCGGTGAAGAGTTTCTTTTCGACCACGCGCGGTACCATAAGGTCGATAAGTATTGCGAGGGTAAACGCGTCGTTCTCATACTTGACGTAAAACGGTTTTAGAGGTGTTTTCTACACACGGCTTTATACAAATCATTACCTCCTATAAGTTCCCTTCTAGAGTTGTTGACAATACGTTTCGTGAAAGGACCGTGTGTTCCGTCCATACAGTCCATACACATGGCCGATATTTTGAAAACTTTATCGGCGAGAGGAATACAGTCTATGATTTCACCAAACTTTCTTTGTTTATAATCACCATCTAGACCCGCTAATAGAACGATTTTTTTATCGTCGAGTGCTCTTTGTACGAACTTTTTCAAACCTCTAAAAAACTGTGCTTCGTCTATGGCAATGACATCTACGTTTTCGTATTTCAAGTCACGAAGATTCTTTACTTTTACACACTCGAACTTCGTGTTATCGTGCGTTTTAAGAACACTTTCTGGTGATCGTGTATCTTTGTGTGAATTTACAACGAGAATACGTTTACCTATGATTTGGTACCTTTTTAAACGACGAACGAGTTCGGTCGTTTTTCCGGAAAACATGTTACCCATAATAATCTTCAAACTCATTTTGTAGTATTTGAATTACATTTTGTTTTTTTATATTGTTTTGTAAGTAAATAAGTTTAAAGATTGAATGCGTAACCGTAATATAAAAAAATGACAGAAACACTCAAAATCAAACGAATAAATTTAGAAGCTACTTTACCGACGCGTGCATCTCCGGGTTCGGTCGGTTACGATTTGTATAGTTTGAACAATATAGTCATTGAACCACAGTCTAGGGAAATTGTGAGTACGGGTATATGTGCGTCTATACCGATGGGATGTTACGGTCGAATTGCACCGAGATCCGGATTATCCGTAAAGTATGGAATACACGTAGGTGCTGGTGTAATTGACCCAGATTATACGGGTGAACTAAAAGTGTGTCTTTTTAATCTCGGGAACGTTGCGTTCGAAATTAAAAAGGGGGATAGGATCGCCCAGTTAATTTTAGAGAAGTGTTTAACACCTTTGATTGAGGAAGTTGGTGAATTGAATAAAACTATGCGTGGAAACCGTGGTTTTGGATCATCGGGTACGAACTAAATTAGTTACCAAATGCGACACCACCCATACCATTCTTAATCCTGAGAATGTTATAGTTGACCGCGTACGCACGTATCATATCTACATTAGTTGCAGTAGGTGTTCCGTTTATTTTTATCGTAGCGTTATCGATTCGCGAAAAGTTAAGAGTACCAGTTGGTTGAGATTTGTTCATGGTAAGAGAGAATGGCCACGTATATATTTGTTCCGAATCGACCGTGTTGTTAAGAACCGAACAGTGTCTCGATGGAACGACGTTTCTATGGTATTCACCTGACATATTCTCAAAGAGTGGAACGCCATTAACAAACATAGACGCGTCTGTGAAAGTGTAAGACGTAGACACGTTTAAGCCCGCAGCTATATGAACAGCCTTTACCGGGTGGTTAAAGTAGGTCAAATCAATTGATGTATCGGAAGCAGACATTGGTTGGTATTGTGTTTGGGTAATGAGAAGTTCATGTTCGCGATTTGCAAAGAATTCGCGTTCTTGTGTGTCAAGAAAAACATACGAACCGTATACCTTTGGTGAAGAAGAACCTAAATTAAACGTACCATTTCTACACTTGATTCTAATTTCAACTTCGTGGTATTGAAGACCGACGAGTGGTAAAGATTTCGTCCAATCTTCACTGAAAAAGAATGGAATTACGTAACTACCCGTGGAAGCATTATCACCTCCATCTTGGGTCGTCATGGCACACGTCGCTTTTGCTTGAGATTCGTTATATAACGTGTTGTGTACAGTATTAATGAAAAGAGAATCTAATTTAGTCACTTCCTGACCACCAATCCACAAAGAGAACTCAGTTGGTGAAGTTTCATCCGATATCAAATTATTGGATTTAAAAATTGAGGCATTGGCATTGCTACTATTAATATCGGGATTTTCAATCCAAACGTAACTTAAAAGATCGCCCTTGGATTTGATAGGGATAGAAACTTCGTTCCCCGAACCAAACGTTCCGATATAATCCATGCGTTCTGGTTTAATGGCAAAGTTAGTGTGACGTTTATAGTTTTGTCTGAAGAAGGAGACTTGTGGGTCGCCTGTGATGTAGACATCTTGGGCACCGACCGAGACGAGGTCAATCAAAGCAGCTGACATATTTACTATTATACTATATTAAAAAAATTGGGCGTTAACGAGGTAAGAAAAATGGTCGTTTTTCAAGCACTTACCTGGGAAACGGAAGACGACGACGAGAGTCACTTGGTACACGTATTCGGTAAAACTCAAGATGGATTATCGGTATGTGTAACAACTGAATTTAAACCGTACTTTTTCGTAAAGTTGCCTCGCGATAACGTCGAGAACCGCGCGATCATTTGGTACGAAAAAATGCGTAAACTGTGTTCGGATATTTCTTTCGAGTATACTCTCGTAAGATATAAGGACGTGTGGGGGTTTCAAAATAACGAACAGTTTTATTTCATGAAAATAGATTGTTGTACTTTGGGTGATAGACGACGCCTGGTTTCTATACTGAAGAAAAACAAATTACTCGATGAGTTTACAAAACTTAAACTTTTCGAAACGAACCTCGACCCTGTTCTGAGGCTCATGCACAGAACTGGAATACAATCGACTGGGTGGTTAGATACTGGTGATTCGTGTTATGAAAACAATATCGCTAACGTTGATATAGATTTGACGTGTCCTGACTGGTCTGAACTCAAACCCGTCGATAAATCCGAAACTGCACCCTTTGTAGTTGCATCTCTCGATATAGAGTGTAACAGTTCTACTGGTAAGTTTCCTGATGCAGATATAGAAGACGACGCGTGTTTTCAAATTGCTATTTCCCTGTGTGCTTTTGGAAACGATGTTCCTTACGATAAGACGTGTTTCTGTTATAAGAAGACCGATTCGAACCTCGAAGGGTGTTCTATTTTGAGTTACGATACGGAACGTGATATGTTGATTGCGTTTAGTAAGTACATGCAAAAGATGGATATTGATATTATAACCGGTTGGAACATTTTTGGATTTGATATGGAGTATATAATGAAAAGAGCCGAACTGAATTCGTGTGGTTCATCCTTTTTCAATTTGAGTAAACTCAGGGATTATTCGTGTAAAATGGTGTATAAAAAGTTATCGTCGAGTGCTTTGGGTGATAACGACTTGAAACTCGTTCCTATTCCGGGACGTTTCGTTTTTGATTTGTTTCACGAGGTTAAGAAAGGGTACAAACTTGATTCGTATAAACTCGATAACGTTTCTAAACTGTACCTGGGTGATCAAAAAATAGATATGCCTGCGAAAGAGATGTTTGCGCGATTCGTCGAAGAGGATCCCGTAAAGTTACGCGAGGTTGCTGAATACTGTATTAAGGATACTCTTTTACCACACAGACTTTTGTCTAAACTGTGTACCCTTATCAATCTCCTGGAGATGGCGAAAGCGACGTGGGTACCGTTATCTTACCTCGTCGAGCGTGGACAACAAATCAAAGTGTTCAGTCAGTTGACGAAAAAGGCACGAGAAATGGGGTACTTGGTACCAACTATATCATGGAGTGAAGGTATGGTCGAAGGGTACGAAGGTGCAACCGTCCTGGAAGCTCAAAAAGGTGCGTACTATACACCCATAACCGCACTTGATTTTGAAGCCTTGTACCCATCAATTATGATGGCACACAATTTGTGTTATTCAACACTTATAATGGATCCTAAATACGAAAATAAGGAAAAGTACCCTAATTTGGAAATCGAAACGTTTGGACAGTTCAAGTTTGTTCAGAACGTACCGAGTCTTTTACCGAGTATTCTTTTGGAACTCAAACAGTTTAGGAAACAGGCTAAGAAAGATATGGCAAATTCTACGGGTTCTTTGAAACAAATGTATAACGGTAAACAGTTGGCGTATAAAGTGTCTATGAACTCCGTTTATGGTTTTACGGGTGCATCTAAAGGTATGTTACCGTGTGTCCCTATTGCATCTTCGGTAACGCGTAAAGGAAGGATGATGATTGAAGATACTAAGAATTACGTCGAAAAGAATTTTCCTGGTGCAAAGGTAAGGTACGGTGACTCTGTAACACCGGATACACCTTTACTTATTCGTAAAAATGGTATGGTACAAACGTGTCGCATTGATTCACTTGTAAATGAATACACTTTACGCGACGATGGTAAAGAAATTGGTAAAATAGAAGCTGAGGTTTGGACGGAGAATGGATTTACACCAATACATCAAATTGTAAGACACAAAACGAACAAAACTATTCACAGGGTTTTAACACACACGGGTATAGTCGACGTGACTGAAGATCATAGTCTTTTACTCGAAAATAAGGAGATTGCTAAACCCACGCAAGTTGGTATAGGAACGGCGTTACTCCATGGAAACTGTGTAAATTCTATCGATACATCTACTGATACAAGTATTACTAAAGAAGAAGCAAAAGTTATGGGTTTTTTCTTTGGTGATGGATCGTGTGGTACATACTTATGTAAATCCGGTGTAAAAAGTACATGGGCTCTGAACAATTCAAATTTGGAGTATTTAGAAGAAATGCAAAAATTGTGTTCTTTCGAAACAGTAATATATGATACGATCAAAAGTTCTGGTGTCTATAAACTTAACGCTAAAGGTTTGGTTGTAGATATTGTTAAAAAATATAGAAACTTGTTTTACAACTCACACAAAGAAAAGATAGTACCGTCATGTATTTTAAATGCCCCTTTGGAAATTATTCAGTCTTTTGTAGATGGGTATTATATGGCTGATGGTGACAAAGATAAAAATGGATACACACGTATGGACATAAAAGGTAAAGAAGGGAGTATGGGAATGTATATGCTAGGACGAAAATTGGGGTACAATGTTTCTATAAATACGCGTACTGATAAAGTAAATGTTTTTAGACAAACATGGACAAAATCTACACAAAGAAAAGATCCACAAAAAATAAAAAAAATTGAGTGTTTGGGTAATACAGAAGGTTACGTGTACGATTTAACCACGGAATCACACCATTTTCACGTGGGTCCGGGTGATCTTGTAGTTCATAATACAGATTCTGTTATGGTTGAATTTGACGTAGGTGATCGTCAAGGTGAAGAAGCTATAAAGTACAGTTGGGAACTCGGTGAGCGCGCCGCTGAAGAGTGTACACACTTATTTAAAAAACCGAACAATCTCGAACTAGAAAAGGTATATTGTCCGTACTTTTTGTACTCAAAGAAACGGTATGCGGCTAAACTCTGGACAAAGGGTAAAGATGGTAACATGAACATGGATTATATAGATGTTAAAGGTCTTCAACTTGTTCGTCGTGATAATACACCACACGTACGTGAAGTGTGTAAAGAGTTACTCGATGTCGTTTTAGAGAGTAGCGATACGGGTCCCCCCAAAGCTTTGGCATTACAACGTGCTATAGAACTTCTCGAAGGGGAGGTACCTAACGAGAAGCTTATTCTTTCGCAACAATTGGGTGATTCGTATAAGTCGGATAACTTATCGCACGTACAGGTTCGTAATAAAATGCGCGCGAGACAACCCGGTTCCGAACCACAATCTGGTGATAGAGTTCCGTATATACTTCTTAAAACACACGACCCTAAAGCAAAGGCGTTCGAGAAAGCCGAGGATCCGAAATACGCCGAGGAACACAATTTACCCGTAGATTACCCATACTATTTCCTGAATAAGTTTTTGAACCCAGTGTGTGATTTGATAGAACCCCTCTTTGACGATCCTAAGGAAGAGATATTTGGGGAATTAATAACGAGAGCTAAACCAAATAGAAGAAAGAAACTTATAGACGATCCTAACCAAAGAAAGATAAGTGATTTCTTTACGAAAAAAGGTTAAAAGGTAGCTTTTATTGTACTATATGATGGAATATAAATTGTATAGTGAAAACGTTCGTTACAGAATATCCGAAGTTACTTTACAAATAATAG